GTTGGGCCTGCTGTTACAGTAAATGTATTAGTAATATAATCATGTATTGTAACGTTAGTACTATACGACGCTAATATACTATTGTTATCACAATCACGTAAAATCATCCGGACGTTGTATACGCCCGGGTACTGATATGTATGGGTACTTGTTAATGTTTTACCATAGGTACCATCACCAAAATCAAAGGTTGCTTTAAGAGTATTATATTGTGTAGTTACAGCTTCACCACCTAAAGAGCTAGGTATACGCGCTTTAAACGTAAGCGGGGTGAAGGGTAGATTGTATGAAGATAATTTAGCTTCACGCTTAAAATCTTCTACATCAAAGGTTGCATAATTAACTTGTATATTACTCATCTGTTATAACAATGCGATCAGCTACAGATAACGGCGAATATAAATACGGAAACTTAAAAAACGGAAGTGTTTTATCTTGATTCACTAATTCTATGTCACTGTCTGGATACTGTGGATTGAATGATAAAAACGAAACACCACCGGTAAATATTTCTCCTGTTGATTCATTTCTAGTCTCGATTCGCTTTATACCTTCTAAGGAAAGTATATCATTAGCAAGATTTATTAATTTTAAATTACCACCAAGTGTATTATCAGCAGGATCAAAAAACTTTTTGATTAAACTACCAATTCTTGTCTTTAAAGTTGTTTTGTTTATTTTATTATTAGTTTCTCTTACAGCATATAGCTTTGTCTGATCTAATATATCTAATGATAAATCCGCTGCATCACCTATACCAAGCCCGAAAGCCATATATATAGGATCGCGTGGTACAACAGTATTTGATAACATTTTTCTATCTTGTGTTTGACCGACAATATAATTCTTAAACGAATTACTTAAAAACGGTGGATACGATTTATCTTCTGTTATTTTAAATTTCGGTACAACAAAAACGTTAATGTTATTAAAATCACAAGAATCAGCAAAGTTAACTTGGTTAATTATAACTCTGTTAACCTTATTTGGATCAACGCATATATCATAAAAATATTGTATATACTCATTTATGTAGCTATCATTACTCACAACGCGTGTACTAGTAACAACATTAGCTAAATTTCTTTGTAAAAATGATTGATAGTCTCCTTCAGTTACTAATCTTAGTTGTGAAGAAAACATTTTTGGAGCATTTTGTCTAATTTGCTCTACCGTCTCCTCTGTCGAAAGTGCAGAAGAATTAAGAGGGTTATTAAAGGTAATCTTAGGGCTATTGGTAATATTTAAAAAGGTAGTTTCTGCTTTATTTGGATATAAGTCTTGAAATAATTCACGCTGTCTTGTAGAGTCGTAAACAAAAAGTTTATTACCATTAATTACATTTTTACTAATTACACCAGCAGTGTTATCAGATTGTATGTAATTTACAGATACTATATCACCGCTATCAAGCTTTTTACCAAACACACCATTTCCAAACTTTACTTCGTAGTGACCGTATTCATTTAATCTCAACTCACAAACTCTATCAACTGATTTTGTAAGATATAGACTTTCTATAACTTCGTATTCGTAATACGTATTATTACTTAACTCTTTAACATAAACACTTATTGTTCCATCTGCAATAAATTTATCGCTGTTACTATCTACGATATTATCAACTACAATTGGAAGAATCTCAAACTCTTCTCCTTGTGCAGTGTAGTCAGGATATTCTTTAACTGTACCTTGATATAATATGGCTTCATCATTTACAGTTTGTAGAGTTTCCTGATTATTAGTAGTTTTATTAAAAGAGATATCTTTATCAAAGTTATACTGCACACCATCAGCAAGAAAAAAGGAATATTTACGTATAGTGTAATTACCTGTTGGGAGAGTTGAGGAAGCAACAGCGTTAATTGGTACAATTGAAGTTTGTTTTCCAGCTGGTTTATAACCAATTAACTTAACAATTTTATTCATATTTTCATATAAAGTAGTTTGGTCAAAATTTACTTCAGCTGCTGTATTGTTTAAATAAAACAAAAGAACATGATATGAATAGGCAATGATATCTATTACAGCAGCAAGATTACTACCCTCGTAGTTTTGATCTGTAAATTTTTGATTCTCGTCTAACCGATCAATAATATAGTCCTTTAAACTTACAGCATCAAACGCAACGTAGGCGTCTTGCGGTAGATTAAAATCTAAAAATTTATTTGAAGTATCGTTTGTGTTAGTTGGCATGGTTATAATACGTAGTATCCGTTACTATTTAATAATGATTTAAGGGTTATCCCGTATGCATTTAATGCTGGTATGTTTATTTGTAGGGCTATATAATATTCTTGCGCGTCAGTAATAGCATCTACATTTACGTTTTGCAGTTGAATGCGTGGCTCCTGTGAAGGTAACTTAGTATCTATATCATATTTAATTTTATATGCTGTAGAGCTGTTAACAGGATCAAATAGATATCTTCTTAGATCTAAACCAAACTCAGGATTTAATATTTTTTGTCCCGGGGATGTTAGAAAAATATTTATAATACTATTTTTAATAGCTTGGAGATCATATGAACCTTGAATATCTTTTAAAATTACATTTTTTTTGAGCTGTTTGTTGTAATAAATTTCTGGTACCAAATCCAGAAAAAGATCCTTATATA